ATATTCCCTGAAATTAACATCTGGCCTGATCGTGAACCGATACCAACTTGACCAGTAGCTGCAGTTGATTGGGCGGGACCAGCAATCAATGGATATTGTGCTGCAGCAGCAATCATGGCAACGGGGGTTGCAACATACAAAGATACAGCCATTGCTCCAGGAACAGCAGGTTCCCAAGAGAAGGCTTGATTGCCAACTTTATTAGCTCTAGCAAAATCTTGCATTGTTCTGTAAGATGCATGAAGCATTCGACCAGAACCTTTCCCAGCGGCACCTACATTCCGTAGGCCTCTTCTCCACTGGGTTTTGGAAACTTTAGATGCAGTGTAAGTAACTGCAGTGCCAGCGACCCATTCTTTAAGAGAACGTTGACGCATTTGTTCAAAGACAGACATCAATATCGACGCCTGTTAGTGAATTTTCTGGTATTAGCTTTACGAGCATATCTACCAGTAGATCTCTTCTCAACAAACTTAACTTTCTTACCGTTGCGATACTCATAGCAACCGTACTTTCCCCTTCGGGTCCTAAACATCTTTCCGTGTGTAATTCTAGCCACATAAACCAACTCCTGCTGCAAATATTTTATCTGTCACACCAAGGGTGTGCATAATGAGAATACCTAACAAATACTGGAGGTTATTCTCTTTCAGATGAATCATGAGGCGAGCCCCGGTGGCGACGTCACCACTAGCCGTAGGTATTGCGGAAGTTTCTACTGCGGGACTCATGTCAAAGACCTCCTTCAGCGAGGATGCCCTTGTAATTACCAGGGACTAAATTAATGACCATGGAAATATCTTCCGATTCAGCAAAATCATATGTCGTAAACTTTAGCAGACCCAAGGGAGCGACAAACCCAGCTATAACTGCTTTAGAAAAGACAGTAGTATCACCATAATTAGAAACAATTCCGGTATCAACATATTCAGCGGTTGGAGCTTGAGTATCTCCACCTGGATAATTATCTAAATCGTAAGGAGGCATATCATTGAAGTTAGTAACATTCTGAATGATATCAGCTGACATCTCATCATGAGATGATTCTCGGATATACATATTCGTATTATAGCCAGGAGGCTGCACCGGATCAGGTGCTAAAATAATAGAACGAGAATCTGCGTAAGATTTGATTAAACCTGCAGAGGTAACAAAATTATTGAAGGGACCATTAGGAATATGGTCACCAACAACGTGCATGGTGACTTCTTGGGCATTACCAAGACCACCAGCACCACCATCAATAGGAACAACAAACTCTGAGGCAGACCATTCGCCCAGAGCATAAACATCTCCATCAGAATCAACAGGAGTCAAATTATTCGCGAAACCAACAGTAGCGTGTCTTTCGTCAAGATGAACTTTGAAATCTGACCACTTGGCTTTGAGAGTGGGACTCTCTTTCAAAACTTCAGCCCTTTGGTCTTTCCAATTTTCAAAAGCTTTTGTGGTGGAATTGTCCGCCACCCAAGTGCAGGGAACAATTCCTACTTCGACTCGTCCACCAGAACGAGCAAAGAACTCAATAGAACCGACAGCATAATTCATACCCTGACGGTAAAATCTTCGGTTAACAATCGACAAGCATTGAGCGATGTCGACATACTGATCACGATTAGCTCCGGGGGATCCATCGTGCGCCCAAACAAAGAGTAATTTGTCTTGGGTTGAGGCTATTTTAGACTGTGCCATAGCCAGTGTGTAAAGTAAAGTAGTGTATTAATGTTACCAACTTTATACAAAACATGTGCAGAACTAGAAGTTACTGCGCATCCTAATAACTTGGTAATACTCCAAGTGATCGATGCGAGTTATGGGTCAACCAGAGATTCCTAACGGAACTTCAGGCGTTGTTACGGTCCTAGATGAGGCTGAACCAGTATTGACCCCTATAATGAATAAAGAGGAATGGGTTCCACAATACAACCCACAAGCAGGTCATACCTGCGAAAACTGTGCGAACAGAATCTATGATCCAAATCCAGATTATGTCAAAGTAAAGAAAACGATTCTCCAGGGGAAATCAGATTTCAAAAGTATAGCTCTTCATCTACCAAGCCGATGTAAAACATGCGATGGTGAGTACACCAGATTCAAACGCATGAAGAGAAGAACCAAGAACATCTGGAAGAAATGCCAGGAGTTATCTTGGAATGGTGACGATCAGTATAGATATCCTAAGTTGATTACTTTTGCATTACTGTCGGGAGAATCCGAAAGCATTGAAGCTTCAAAAGAAATAAATCAACTGAAGAAAAAAATGAAACCTGCTAAGAAAATATTAACGGAAAAAGCAGGTGTGATCGGAGGAACCTATGTTATTGAATCAACAACAAAAGTATTCGGTATGCGTGAGGGTGAGGACTGGGTTGCTAGCAACGCCTGGGGAAACTTTAGCCATCACGCTCACTGTCATATGGTGGCAGTTGCACCATATCAGAAGGATTTAGAATCACTGAATTCAATTCTAAAACCAATAGGATTAGGCAATTGGAATTACAAAGCATGTGATAAAAAAGACCAATTGGCAAATTACATTACTAAATATATCACTAAAGGAAAAACTCGGTCTGCAACCTGGGGCTGCATGGTGAAACGTAAATGACCGAGACATGCGATTCTGTCATTAGCATGACACAATCACTACTTCAGCTCCCGACTACACAAGTTTTCGCAGTAGCGAAAAGTCGGGCGGCGTCTCGGATATCAAGAAGATAGAATCCGATTACCAGGGGAGGAGATCTCTCCATCTCATATTCCCTGAAATTAACATCTGGCCTGATCGTGAACCGATACCAACTTGACCAGTAGCTGCAGTTGATTGGGCGGGACCAGCAATCAATGGATATTGTGCTGCAGCAGCAATCATGGCAA